CTTCGGAAATTCTCCGGGGGTGATAATTGCCAAAACAATACCACTTTCCCGGCTGCCCTGCGCCTTTTCAATCGAAACGGCCTGATTTTCGATAAGGTCTCCTTACGGCTGTTTCTCCTTTCATCGGGTATGCAACTCCCTTTCGTCATATCCGAGCTTTTTCATGATGGGTACCTCCTTATCTTACATACCACAACCGTCCACCTTGCAAGGTTGGGCCGTTTCTACTGAGGAGGCGCAAGCAATCTTATTTTTTGAATGGAGGTTTTTTCGTGTACGGAGCTAAGAAGAAGCCTCTCGAGCGAAAGGCGGACCTGCCGCCAATGATTCCTCCTCGAACTGAGGAAGAAGCAGAGAAGCGAGGCATTGGGCTGGCCATGAATTTGGCCTTGCAACAGCTTCGCGATGGGACGGCTTCGTCACAAGTAATCACTCATTTTTTAAAGCTTGGCTCTATCCGTGAACAAGCAGAGCTTGAGAAGACAAGAGAAGAGATCAAGCTTCTTAAAGAGAAGCAAAAGGCATTGGTGTCCGAAGAAGAACAGAACAAGAAATACCAGGAAGTCATCGATGCTATTACTTCTTATGCCGGTAAGGACAGCGACTGGGAAGTTGTAGAAGAATGAACGATATTCTTAGGACTTACACAAGGCTATGCAATTTTTCTACTCTGGAAGATCGCTTCGAATATTTGCGTCTTGACGGCGCTGTCGGCGAAGAGCTGTTCGGTTACGCAAGGTATTTGAACCAGGAGTTCTACCACAGTGCAGAGTGGCGAGACGTTAAGCAGCGTGTCGTAATCCGGGACCAAGGCTATGACCTCGGTGTTCCCGGATGGAAGATTGTCGGTAACATTTATGTTCACCATATGAACCCAATTACGCTCGAGCAGTTACTAAACAATGATCCGGCAATGCTGGACCCCGAGCTTTTAATCAGCTGCTCTTACAATACACACCAGGCTATTACGTGGGGCAACAAAGCTTTACTGCCGAAACCGATTGTGGTTCGACGGCCCGGCGACACCTGCCCATGGGAACCCATAAGACGAATAGGAAGGAGGAATGGACTTGAACAGGTCGATTCTCGTTGATGTCAGACTTGCATGTAATGTACCAGAGGACGATTCGAGCTTTGACGGCCAATTGATTCCTCTGATTAATTCGCAGCTTATGATCGCCCATCAGTTCGGTGTGGGGCATAATGGATTCAATATTTCCGGCGACAGCGAAACCTGGCAGGATCTTCTTGGCGACGACGGCGGAATGCTATCAGCCATGAAGACCTGGCTGGGATATAGCGTGTTGCTTATGTTTGATCCGCCAGACAATGGCACGGTGCTCAAATCCTATCAGGATCAGATTACAAAGCTGGAATGGATGCTGTGCTCTAAGAGCATGCTTGAGGGTCACGTCAAGACTTATGTCCCCGAGCATGCTGATCTGTACACGGATCCTTATGCAGATCTTGTTGCAGATGAAGAAGACGATTGATTCTTCCCTTCTTTCGTGGTATATTTGTGCCTGGATAGAAAGGGAGGTGCAACATGAATAAAAGTGTATGCAGTCAGTGCGGAGCTCCCGTTATGTCGGACAGCAAATTCTGTTCGCATTGTGGGGCTAAGATTGATGATGGAGTGGAACGAAAAGAGATTGTCATCGACAATAAAGCCGAAGTAATGCGTGCTGGCTACGAGACCAAAGAAAGCGATGTTCGCCAAAAGAAAGAAAAGATAGAACTTGTGAAGTTCAAAGCAACTTGGATTCTCATTGGCATTCTTTCTTTGTTCAGTGTGGCTTTGCTTATTATAGGTTTAGTAGGTCTTATTAAAAAGGAAGAAGGTAATTACTTAGTCGCTTTTTATTTCTTCTATGGTTTAGGCGGCATAGTATTGTGCGTTATCCTTTCACTCAAGAATCTATTCCGCAAGTAATTCTACAGTTTTATTTGGAGCTACCGCAACGGTGGCTCTATTTTTTTATGCAAAGAACGGAGATGGTAACATGGCCACTATTGCATTTGACGGGTGGGAAACCCAATTCTATGGAGGCTACCTGCCTGATGGGTATGGCGGCCAGGACTATCTGATGCATTTTCGTACAAAGGGTTCCAAGAATGGTGTAAGGCGGTATCAAAACCCCGATGGAACCTGGACACCTCTCGGGCTCAAGGAGCGAGCGGAGCGTGAAGGCTGGGGCGAAAGAAGAGCTGCCCGGAAGGAAGCAAGACGTGCCGCGAAGGCTGAACGGAGAGCTGCCAAAGCCGCTGTGCGAAGCGAGAACCTTGCACGGGCAAGACAGTACAAGGCACAGCAGGCCGAAGCCAGGCGTAAACGCAATCCGAAGAATCTTACCGATGAGGAGCTTCGGACCGGTATCGAACGGCTCAAGATGGAGCAGGAATACCGGGAGCTAAAACGGAGTCCTCTGCTTAAAACAGCAGAGGGCTTAGTCAAATCATATTTCGACTCCAAAGCACGAAAAGAAGAAGCCATTAATAAGCGAGCTCAACTTGTGACACAAGATAAGCAAGCTCAAGCGCAATTAATAAAGGCCAAGGCTGAACTTAAGAATGCTGGTACTAATCGGATTGACGCTCTTACCGGAACAAATCGAAAGAAAGCTAATGCAGAACAGCTTAAGGCTAAAACCGAACGTAGCAAGAGCACTATCCGCGGAGCGATTTCGGCGTCACTCGGCAACATTATACGTAAAGAAGGTAACAACATCGTTAGAGAGTGGGGCGACACTCCTATCTCAAAACGACCTGGTAAACATGTACGTAATGTAATTGGCCGTGGGCGCAGAGCTGTAACTAACCTATTTAATGAGCATCGTTATGGTAAGAGTGGCAGTAACGGAGAAGGACCACGTCTTAACTATTAACGAACGAAAGGGGGCAGCTCATTGCTTAGTAATACAGCTACACCTAAGTATTATGCTGCCTTCCGGGAGAAGGTGGAGAACGGCGAACTGCCGGTGAACTACAAGATCCTTCAGCAGATGGACCGGATTGAGAAGAAGATCGCTAACCCGATGTACTACTACGATCCAGCTCCTGTTGAAGGATTTATTCGTTTCTGCGAAAAGGAACTGGTGCTGACGGATGGCAGTCCGATGAAGGTTCTGGACATCTTCAAGGTTTTCGCGGAGGACCTTTATGGATGGTTCTATTACGAGACACGGAGCTTCTATGAGCCTTACGATGATCGGCCTGGCGGACATTATGTTTTGAAACGTCGGAAGCGGAGACTGACTAATAAGCAGGCCATCATTATGGGCCGTGGCGGAGCCAAGACGGTTTATCTCAGCAGCGTGCAGGCATATGGACTTACTGTGGATCCGGAGACGACTGATCAATTTGCAGTGGCCTATACCATGGATCAGGCGGAGGAAACTCTCGGCCCAATCAAAACGGCAATCCTTAAGCACCCGGGTCCGCTGTTTAGTTTCATGACTGAAGGCAGTATTCAAAACACGACCGGCAACCGGGCTAAGCGTCCGAAGCTGTTCAGTTCAAAACGTGGCATTGAGAATACCATGACTGGCAGCCTTTTGGAAACCAGGCCCTGTTCTATCGACAAGCTGCAGGGATACCGGACCAAGTACAATTCGTTTGATGAATGGCGAAGCACTGATGTTCGGGAGAACCCTATTGTGGCTATTGAGGCAGGCGCAGCCAAGACCGGTGACTATATTATTCTGCTGGCCAGCTCAGAAGGAACGGTCCGTAATCGGATTGGCGACACCATCGGTGAGGAACTGGAGCGGATTCTGAAGGGTGATCCATCCAATCCGGACAGGCTGGTGGCTCCGAACTGGAGCATCTGGTGGTTCAGGCTGGACAATGAGAAGGAAATCGGCATGCCGGAGATGTGGATCAAAGCGAATCCGAATCTCGGACAGACAGTCAGCTATGACACCTATGCGCAGGACGTTGAGACAGCAGAACTGAATCCGGCTCAGCGGAATGAGATCATCGCAAAGCGGTTCGGTATTCCTCTGGAAGGAACGACTTATTACTTTACATATGAAGAGACGCTGCCGCATCCGAAGGAAAGTTACTGGCAGATGCCGTGTGCTCTCGGAGCTGACCTTTCGCAGGGTGATGACTTCTGCGCGTTTACATTTATGTTCCCGCTGAAGGACGGAAGCTTCGGCATCAAATGCCGGGCTTATATTTCCGAGCGGACGCAGACGAAGATCAGCGGTGGTATGCGAGATGCATACAATGAATTTGTCGATGAGGGAACACTGATCGTTATGCCGGGAAGCGTGCTGGATATGATCCAGGTCTATGAGGATCTGATGCAGCATATTTCCGACTGTCAGTATGATGTGCTCTGCCTCGGGTATGACCCATACAACGCGGAGGAGTTTGTGCAGCGGTGGATCAGCGAGAACGGCAACTTCGGCAATGTCATTAAAGTACGCCAGGGTAAGCGGACAGAAAGCGTACCGCTTGGCGAGCTTAAGCAACTGGCTGAGGACCGGATGTTGCTGTTCGATGAAGATCTGATGGTGTTCGCTATGGGCAATGCCATGGTCGAACGCGATGTTAACAACAACAAAATGCTATGCAAACGTCGGAATGACGAAAAGATTGACCCTGTCAGCGCAATGATGGATGCTTATGTTGCTTACAAAGCCTGCCAGGATTCTTTCTAATATTTTCTCCGATTTCTGATCGGGGGGGGGGTATTTGAACATGTATACATCTTTTACCAATTGGGAATCGGGGCTTTATTTGGAGCATCATGGCATTAAAGGAATGTCCTGGGGGCAACGCAGATGGCAAAATCCGGACGGGTCTCTTACCGCTGCCGGACGTGAACATTATGGTGTTGGTCAGGGCAGTAATAAGCGCATGGAGCGTTTGTATAATAGGCAGACCAGGAAACTGAATAAGCTTATTTCTCGGACTGATGTAGAGGCGCAGAGAGCGAATGCTCAAAAGTATAACAAGCGCGCAAAAATCGCTGCAGGTGTCGGTTTGGGAGCAGCCGGTATAGCTGGCGGAGCCAGGCTGCGCAATATGATGGAGAAAGCGCGTGTGAAGGATCTTATAGCGGGAAAGAATTTCAAATGGGATCAAACACTTGACAACATGGAGCAAAACGTAAGGGATTTGTGGAGAGCTGATCGCAAAGCATATGATACATCTGGCAAATGGACTGGAAAAGGGTATACGCAATCAACTATGAATTCGGTTGATAGAGTCGTAGCATCAGGCAACAGTAAACTTGATCAGATTGATCGTGAAATCGCGACCGCAAAGAGCGCTTTTAATAAAGCCGCCAACATACGAAAAGCCATAACATATGGAGCAGCTGGCGTAGCCGCTGTGTCTGCCGGGTTCGCCGCATACAATAAAGTTCAAGCGCATTTGGCTAAAGTTCGTACTACCGAGATTGGTCACCAGAAGGCCGTTCAGAAAGCCCGGGCTCAAGTCGAAAAGATGGAGAAGATGTTCGCTAATACTCCATATTCCGAATTGGTAAAACAGCAAAGTAAGAAGGCTAATAAATCATAATTAATACTTCAATCGGATTGCAGGGGGATACTCGAAATGGTAAACACTTTTGATGACTGGCGGGGATCTTTCGGCTATCTTGCTCATCACGGAATTCGTGGCCAGAAATGGGGAGTGCGACGCTGGCAAAATGAAGACGGCAGTTTTACAACCGCAGGCCTTTCAAGATATTCCGGGCAACACAATTTGAAGCAGAATGGATCACTTGGTAAGAATCAACTGACGATAATCAAAAGCAACAGCAACAATCCGAATGCTGTTATACAAAATCCACAAGGCGGAACAAAGATATCCGCTAACGTTTCTGAACAGAAAACTCAAGAAGAAAAAAAAGAGTCCGTGAAGATTAGTAAGTCATCTAAAGTAAGCACGTCAAACAGCAGTGATTCCTATGCATCCTCTTCTTCGAAAAAAGGCAGAAAAAAGAAAAAAAGCGATCCTAAATCGTCTATGTCGAAAAAGAAAAAAGGGAACAGTGTTGCGGCCCGATCTTCACATAAAGGTCTCGCCAAATTTGTTTCAGGAAGTAGTAATGGCTATAAGTCTGTCTCGGCTTCAACTACTTATGATCAATTGTTAAGTCAAAAGAAAAAGACCCCAGCATTTATGAAATTATGAGAGAGAGGTATCCAGAATGAATAATACTTTCGACAACTGGCAGGGCAGTGGAGAAGAGCTTGAACATCATGGCATCCCTGGCATGAAATGGGGCGTTAGACGTTTTCAGAATAGAGACGGATCATTGACTGAACGAGGAGAGAAAAGATACGGTTCTGGTTCATTCAAACGAACCTCGGCAAGGGTAATGCAAAGGCATCTCAATAAATTAGATGCTGGGTATGCAAATGTAGCTGCAAGGCAGAACAGCCACAACCAGTCAGTATCCCGTCTTATGAGAAAGGCTAATAAAGCTAAGTACAAAGGAAATACTGAAAAGGCTGAAAAGTACCGTGCAAAAGCAGCAAAAGAAGCTCAAAAAGCAGCTGAAAACAACAGTCAACGTAAAGCTATTGAAAACCTTCAATGGAAAATTATTGGGACTGCGGCCAGAAAAGGATGGACCGTCAATTCGGAAGAGGTTCGAAGATTTGGCCATGATGGAAAAACTTTGGCCGCTCAAATTATCGGTGGCGTGGCTGCTAATGCCGCATACACAGCGTGGAAAAGAGGCCGAAATACTACAGAAATCAGTGGGCAGAAGTTTAGTGTAAAGCGCAGAGGCGGCCAGTCTTCTGTGATTAACTATGGCGCTACTCGTAAAGACAATGTGCGAAATGTCTTGAGGAGCGAAGAATACCGCAAGCGCTATCAGGACTCTAAGCGCATTTAAATGCTACAAATGACGAGGTAACTGCCTATGAATGTATTTGAACGATTTCGGGAGGCCTGGACGGTGTTTCGGGGACGGGACCATCCGGGGCATGTGACTCAGTTCAAGGGGTGGGACTCCCCTATCGTCGGCAGCTGGTATGGCGGACCTACGACCGCTGACCGGCCTGACCGGATGAGGCTGAAGAGCGGAAACGAGCGGACGCTGGTGAATTCGGTGTACAACCGGATTGCGCTGGATGTGGCTCAGGTGGAGATCCATCACGCAAAGGTGGATGGCAACGAGTTCTTTCAGGAAGCGATCCCCGGCGAGCTGGAGGATATTTTCACGGTAGAGGCCAACATCGACCAGACCAGTATGGCTTATATGGTTGATCTGGTGATGAGCCTGTTTGACGAAGGGGTTATCGCGGAGGTTCCGATCGATTTCAATACGGACGATCCGTACC